TTTAAGCCAGCGCCAGACTTTGTGATGGTCAAGAATAACCAGCCACGTCCTGAGCGCCCTGACGAAGTCGACGCAAACGGTCAGCCGCTGTACAAGTGGGGCTTCCGGGTCAAGCTGGCAAACAAGGAACTCGGCCTGCGTGAGTTGAGTAGCTCATCCAAAAACGTCTACGAGCGGATGAAGTCGATTGCCTTGGCCTACGAAAACGGCAAGGCGGAGAACGCTGGCAAGGTTCCAGTCGTCACAATCGACGGCACGGAGCGTGTGCAGCAGACCCTTTCCGACGGACAGACCCAGACTTGGCGTGTGCCAAAGTGGTCAATCACCGGATGGGTAGACCGCCCGGCAGTCCTAGACGGCGCGCAAGATAGCGCACCAGTGGCAGCAGCCGCGCCTGTTATCGAGCCTGCTCCGGCAGCGCCGGTTGAGGGCAGCGACCTGTTCTAGTGCGTTAGGCACCAGCGGTTGGGTTCCCTCCCTTCCCTGACCGCTGGTGCCACCCTAATAAGGGGCAAAAGGGGGATGAAGGGTAAGCAAATGCAATTCGATTTATTTGAGAGATGGCGAAAGCGAACCGGATATAAGATGGCCGACAGGCCAACCGGATATCGCGGCAAGAAGTTTGACGAGGTCTGCTTCCAGCGTCAGTTGCGAGACAGCCTAGATGACGGAAGGCCGCGCGCATCTTTGAGCAAGGCGGTAATCCGGGAGATACCGTTTAAAGCAGCTCAAGAGTTTATTTTAAAATATGAATGGCTTGGCACAATGGGAACGACAAAATTCTCATTGGGAATGTTTGACGGCGACGACCTGACCGGCGTCATGTGCTTTGGCCTGACTGCTGGAACCGGCGCGTTGTCTGAGGTGTTTGGCGAGGCAAATAAGGCTTATGGCTTAGTGCTTGTGCGCGGCGCTTGCGCCAGCCACGCTCACCCTCACAGCGGTAGCTGGATGGTAGGGCAGGCAAAGGCTGAGCTGGAGCGACGTGGATATTTGTTCGTTATTGCTTACTCCGATCCAGAGGCGGGAGAGATAGGCACGCTTTATCAAGCCACAAATTGGAAATTTTATGGGTTTACGTCTCCGGTTAATTACCTTGTGAGGCCAGACGGCAAGCGAGTAGACCCAAAAATTATTCATAAATATGCAAAAAAGCGCGGGATAACTTCGCAGCAGCAGAAGCAAAGTTTTATAGATGAGGGGTACACCTTTGAGCGCGGAAGCAGGAAGCTGAAGTATTTTTTGACGTTTGGCGATAAGAGAAAAGTTAAAGAGCTTGAAAAACATCGGCGCGTCACGGTTTACCCATACCTAAAGAGGGACGCTGGTATGGAAAACCTTTTCAATGCGTGGAGAGAGGGAAAACCACAATGACAAATATATCAAGCTATATAGAGCAGGTTGCCAGAGCCTATTGGGGCGAGCCGACGATTAAGCGCGGCCACACATATCGCTGGGGCAACCACGGATCAAAGGAGATTGATCTCCGCAAGGGCACATTCTTCGATTTTCAGGAGAATGTCGGCGGGGGTGTGATTGACTTGGTCAAGATGCATGAGCCGACCAGCTTCCAGACAATCCCAGAAATTCTGGAGAAGAAGTTTGGCATTGCCCGGCAGCAGCAAAACACAATCCAGCCAGCCAAGTTCATGTCGAAGTGCTACAGCTACGTCGACGAGCACGGCGAGGTGCGCTATGAGGTCGTGCGGTTTGAGCCAAAGGACTTCCGCCAGCGTGTGCCGGACGGCAGCGGCGGCTACAAGTGGAGCATGAAGGACATCGAGGCCTTGCCATACAACCTGCCGCAGATGCTGGCACGACCAGACGAGCCGGTGTTTGTGGTTGAGGGCGAGAAGGCGGCCGACGCACTTATTAGCGCCGGGTTTGTGTCAACGACGTCTCACGGAGGAGCTAAGAAGTGGTCGCCAAGCCTGAACAAGTGGTTTGAGGGTCGCAACGTAATCATCTTGCCGGACAACGACGAGCCGGGTCAGCAGCACGCACAGATCGTGGCAGAGAACCTGTTTGGCACGGCAAGCCGCATCAAGGTCGTAAACCTGTCAGGCCTGCCAGAAAAGGGCGACGTGGTCGACTATCTGGCGTCGCACGATAGGCAGAGCCTGCTGGCCGAGGTTAAGGCGACGCCAGCCATTGAGGCAGCGCCTGAGCCAGTCGCCGCGGAGGATTATAACAACGATAATGACGAGGCCGATTACTTCGAGTTCGTCGACGAGGATTACCTGATGAACATGCCGCCGATTGAATGGGCTGTCGGTGAGGGCGACGTCGGCCTGATCACGGCGCACGGCCTGAGCATGATCTATGGCGCGCCGGGCAGCGGCAAGAGCTTTATCAGCCTCGATATGGCGCTAAGTCAGGCGCACGGCATCGACTGGCAGGGCATGCCAACAAAGCAGGGCGACGTGCTCTATATCGCAGGGGAGGGCGTTGGCGGCCTTGGGAAGCGCGTCAGGGCGTGGAAGAACACCAAAGGCCTCGGCACTAGCGGGCACTTCCACATGCTGCCCATAGCCGTAAATATGCGCGATCAGGGCGAGGTCGAGAAGCTAATCAGGTCGATTGACCGGCTCGACCGGAAGTGGACGGCGGTTTACATCGACACATTAGCTCGCGCAATGCTGGGGGCTGACGAGAATAGCTCGACCGAAAGTGGCCTAGTAATCGCCGCGGCTGACGCCATCCGTAACCACGTCGACTGCGCGGTGGTGTTTGTGCACCACTCTGGCAAGGCAGCCGAGCGTGGGGCAAGGGGTTCGTCGGCCATTCTGGGGGCAGTTGACGCGTCCATAGCCGTCATAAAAGACGAGCAGTGGGTCACAATGCGCGTCGAAAAGCAAAAAGACGCAGAGCCAATTGAGCCGGACATCACACTGGAGATGGTGCCAATCGAGAATATGGCGGGGTCGTCGGTGGTGCTCAAGCGGGTCGACGAGGGTGACAAGCCAAAGAAGAAGCGGTCAGCCAAGCCAGCCTCGGGGCGGCAGGAGCACGCGTTTATGGCACTGCAAAACCTGATCATAGATATGGGGCAAAAAAGGGTGCCAATTGCGGCGTGGAATGACGCTCATAAGGGCAAATCGCCGGATTTGACCGCAGAGCAGCGAAATACGGCTCGGCAGGCACTTCAGGACAAGGGTCTGGTGGTTGTGGATAATTTTATGTGCTGGATAAACAATGAGTTAGACGATAATGTCGGTTGATAATGGTTCTCAACCGAGGGTCGGTTGGGTTTTCAGCCGAGGGTAGGTTGGGTCGGCTACACACTAAGTGTAGCCTACCCGACCGACACTAAAACCAGACGACGTGGAATTAATGAAGGGAAGTTAATATGGTTTACAAAAAAACAAGCAAGAGGGTGCCTAAGCCTAACAGGTCTTACTATGCGCCTAGTCAGGGTGCGATGCGCCGGATGCAGGATGCTCTGACAAGGTACGATGAGGTCGTGTCTGCCAAAGAGCGCGAGTGGGGCGTGGATAGGCTGCCGTGGCTCGCAGGTGAGGCGCTTAGGGCTAAGTTCGACGCGCAGATGGATTTGCTTAATGCGGCGATAGGCAAGATGGAGGATGTCGAGCATCAGGTGGAGGTGACTTTGCGCGGTGTGGCTGCCTTGGAACGTGCCGCCATTGAGGCGGGCTACAAGCCGCTGACAGGCGAGTATGTCGAGGGCGCTATGCCTGACGGCAGGGTGCTGGCAGTTGTGCCAAATGACTACGAGGTCGGCAGGGTGAAGCGAGATAACCCTGATTTGGTGGTATACTCGGTGAGCGAGGTGGCGAAGATAATCGAGGCGTTCAAGGATGAGGGAAAGCCAAGTCTGGTGGATAGCGTGAAGGACGTGTTCGAGGGTGCCGTGGTTGAGAGGGTCAAGACCAAAACCGAGATGGCGTTGAACGATGAGGTGCCGTTCTGATGGATGACGAGATTGGATATTGTTTTGGTTGCGAGGCGCTAGTGTCTCAGGCTAACCTTATTGGCGACGCAACCGGCGAGGAGTATTGCAGCCGGTGCGGAGACGGTGACATATTATGGGCGTCAGACGCCGACGAGGAGCAGCATGAGCGATACTTCGGATAACGAGCGGGCTGAGATACTCAAGGATCGAGAGTATCAACTGCTAGGCCAGTCGACTTGGATCGACGTCAGGACGCTGACGGTAAACATCAGGAAATATGGAGCGGGCATCAAGGTTGAGGTGTGGCCGAAGGAGCTGCTCAGGGGTTATGAGCCTATCGCAGTCATTGAGGTGCCGTTCAGGGACGCTAAGGGAGAGCCAGATGATAGCGGCTGGTAGGGGGACAATCGCACGGCGGTTGGCTGATGGGCGTTGTCCGTCGTGCCGCAGCGTGCTAACCACAACAGACCCGGACAAGGATGTGATCATGCAGGACTGCATCGTCTGCGGGCTCAAAATAGTTAACAGGGATGTAAAAAATGAAAAGAAGTGAAGTTCTCGACGACGCAAAGCAGAAGGTGACTGTCGAGCGTGCACAAGATCACGGCAACATGCAGGACAATTTCAGCACGATTGCGGCGTACTGGTCTGAGCATTTGAGCCACAAGATAACCGCCAACGACGTCGGGGTTATGATGACGCTGCTGAAGGCGGCAAGGATCAAGAGCAATCCATATCACGAAGACAACTACGTTGACGGCGCAGGGTATCTGGCCTGCGCTGCTGAGTGTGTAGACGTCGATGGGTAAGGTGCTGGACATCAATAAAGATCGACACTTTGTTCGGTTCTTCACCGAGCCTGTGGATTGTGATTGGTGTGAGCAAGAGACATACGGATATGTGTATGAGCGTATGCAATCTATAGTGTGCTCCAAATGCAAAGAGCCTCTGTTGATCATCGAGGACAAGCCGATGATGATTGTGACGTTTGACGATGGCAGTGAAATGGAGTTTGACGATGACAGCTAAGACCTCGGACGAGGTTATCAATAGATTTCTGGAGCGTGTGGCATCAGGTGAGGCTGTGACTAGGGTCTGCAAGGACAAGGATATGCCGAGCTGGGTGACGGTGAGCACACGGATAGCGGCTGATCCAGCCTTCGAGGCGCAGTACCGATTGGCGTTGGAGTTCCGTGGGATGGTGCTGGCTGATCAGCTTGACGAGATCAAGCGCGGTGCAATGACCGGGCAGATAGACCCGCAAAGCGGCAGGCTGGCTGCTGACATCCTCAAGTGGCAGGCGGCTAGGATGACGCCGAAGGTGTACGGAGACAGGCAGCAGGTGGATGTGGCGGCTGTCGAGGGTGGCAGCTATCTGGATGTGCTGCAAACAGTGAACCAAGCGATAGCAGACAAGCGTGCCAAGCAGGTATCGGATAACAGAGAGAACACACAACCCGATAAACTACACGCGCGCGCGACCGAAGTTAACCAGATTTCAGTTAACTCTGACATGCCTAAAAAGCAGGCAAACAAGCGCAAAAAGGGCAAAAAGTTATCCACAGGCAGCTAAGTCATTGTATTTGCACGATACGCGTTGCGCATAATTAACGTTATGCGACATTTCTGCCAAATATGTGCAAAGTTAACCTGATTTTGGTTAACACCCCCCCGGTCGATCACGCGCGGGGGCGGGATGAAAAAATATACACCCCTACCACCCCCACCCCCCCCTTCGGAGGCGACGCATGACCACCACCAAGCTAACGACCGAAACCATGGCCGCCCTGCGCGCCGTGCGCTACCTGTCTGTCGAGACGATCCTCGGAGCCACCCCCCAAGTTTGGCAGCGCAAGGCGTTGCAGGCCATAGCCGCGAATGATCGCGTCGCCATTAAGTCCGGCCACGGCGTGGGCAAAGCCGCCTTCGAGAGTTGGGTCGTGCTGTGGTGGCTGATGACGCATTATCCGTGCAAGGTGGCTGTGACGGCGAACAGCGCGCACCAGCTATCG